TATTGAACGTGTTTGCATGGGATAGAATATGTGGAGATCACAACGCCAAACTTTATGTGTTTAACTTCATGAATAGATTGAAATGGCCCAAGAGTTTGGAATACTATGGTGCATTGCAAAATACCACTGTGGCAGAAAAAACCATTGAACAATACATGTTGGATATAAATGTGAATCCCACTGATTATCTATTGCATGACAAAGAACATTACAATTTTGATTATCACAAATTGATTGTGGAGAAATATATACCATGGATGAAAAATCAAAAAAAATCTTAATTATTGGTGATAGCTTTGCCTGTGAATGGCCCAATGGTATCACAGGGTGGCCCAGTCAATTGGCTACAAAATATCATGTGACTAATCTTGCACAGGCAGGTGTGAGTGAATACAAAATACTACGACAGCTGATGGATTTTACCCAAGTTAATCCTTGGTGGCAGCATGATTATAACTGTGTGATTGTGAGTCATACCAGTCCCAGTAGAGTACACACACCAAACCATCCCATACACAAAGAAGGATTGCACAAAGATTGTGATCTCATTCTAAATGACATTGAATCTCGCAACAGTTGGTTCAATAAAAGTTTAGACACTGCTAAAAATTGGTTCAAGTATCACTATGATGATCAATACCAAAAAGACATCTACAGATTGATACGCAGAGATATCAACAAAAAACTGGAGCAAATCACCAGTCTACACATAGATAATTTTGGTATCAGTAACCATTTTGTTGAGGAACAGAATCTGTTGGACTTCAGTATGATCTGGCCTAACTACAGAGGGGAGATCAATCATTACAATGATGAAGGTAATCAAATTGTTTTGGCACAAATCATTGACAAACTGGAACAAATCTGTTAAAATAATACAATATAAGGAGTATAATGAAAGTATCAGAAAAGATTAAACAAAGACTGATTGCGGCTGGCGTGAATTATCATGCTGATGACAATATTTCAGATCACATTCAACCAGGTGAATTAGAACTGTTGGAACAAGAACTATCTGAATCGTTTTCATCTGTGCTGAACAGTCTTGTGATTGATACCAACAACGATCCTAATAGCAAAAATACAGCACATAGATTGGCCAAGATGTATTTGAAAGAATTAATGAGTGGAAGATATGAATCTAGACCCGATGCCACAGCATTTCCCAATGTGGGAGAAAATGCTTACACAGGCATGTTAGTGGTGCGTTCTGAATTGAAATCAGTGTGCAGTCATCATCATCAACCAGTGAGTGGCGTGGCATATATTGGAATTATACCCAATGGTAAAGTTATAGGATTGAGCAAATACACAAGAATAGCTCAATGGTGTGCTAGAAGAGGCACTCTGCAAGAGGCATTGTGTAATGATATCGCCAATGAAATCGAAAAAGCCACAGGAGCCAGAGATCTTGGAGTTTACATACAAGCCACACATGGTTGTTGTGAAAACCGAGGCATAATGGCTCACAGTTCACTCACACAGACTACTGTGTTAAAAGGTGCTTTCAAAGATGATGCTGGCACTAAAAAAGAATTTATGGATAATATTAACTTGCAACAACAATTTGCACCAAGATAGGAGAACAAATGAAAACTAAAGATGGACCATTCTACGCAGCATTTCAAGGAGATACTGCAAACGTGATTAGACAAGAGTTGATCACATACAAAATTAGAGATGGCATTATGATTAAAGAAACTGTGCAGAGAGAATACAACAAATCAGGTTTAGATTACACTGATTCATCCACAGCAACGCCATTGGGAGAAATTAAACATGAACATACAGCCTAAAGACACCAGCCGAGGACATTTTTACATATCACTGATCAAAAGTGGATTTAGAATCATTGCAGGAGTGGCATTGATATACGGACATTTTATCACAGCAGGATTATTATTGATAATAGCTGAACTATTGGGAGTTGCAGAAGAATTAGTATGAGCAAGATTAAGATAGCAGAATTATTTTACAGCATACAAGGTGAAGGACGCTACATGGGTGTGCCTTCGGTGTTCTTGAGAACATTTGGCTGCAACTTCACTTGTGCTGGCTTTGGATTGCCCAGAGGCATGCGCAGTGATGAGAATGACCGAGTGTTTGAACAGCACAAACTGCATCCATTCAAAGATTACAAAGAGCTGCCATTGGTGAACACAGGTTGCGATTCATATGCATCTTGGGATCCGCGATTCAAAGATTTATCTCCCATGCTGACATCAGATGCCATTGTGGAAAGAACCATGGAGATATTACCTCATAAACGATGGGTGGATGAACATTTTATATTCACAGGCGGAGAACCATTGCTGGGTTGGCAGAGATCATATCCAGATGTGTTGGAACATGTGAAGATGCAGGATCTAAAAGAAATCACTTTTGAAACCAATGGCACTCAAAAGTTGCATGTGGATTTTAAAAAATATTTGAAAGAATGGACGCAACGCAACAACAGAAACAAAGACAGTGTGACATTCTCTGTGAGTGCAAAATTGAGTGTGAGCGGAGAAAAACGTGAAGAAGCCATACTGCCTGAAGTGGTGGCAGAATATGGTGAAGTGGGTCATGTGTATTTGAAATTTGTGGTGGCAGATCAAGCAGATGTGCTGGAAGCCATAGAAGCAGTGAAGGATTATCGTAAAGCAGGATTCTCAGGATCAGTGTATCTGATGCCTGTGGGTGGAGTGGAAAGTGTCTATCATATGAACAACAAAACAGTGGCGGAACTGGCAATGAAGATGGGATATAGATACAGTGATAGATTACAGGTGCCTCTGTTTAAAAATGCATGGGGCACATAATGGAGGAAAAAGATATGGGAATATTTGATAAAGTTAAAAAAATATTTAAAAAAGAAGACACAACTGAAAACAAAAGCGAATCACACAAAGCAATGTTGCGTGAAAAAGAAGCAGCAACCAAAGCAGGTAAACCTTGGGTGGCAGTGCTGGAAACTCACATCAACAAAGAAAACATTAGAAATGGATTCTTTGAATTGGATTGGAACAATGCTTTCATAGAAGAACTGATCACAGCAGGATACAAAGGTGAAACCAATGAAGAAATAGTGGAAGGTTGGTTTAGAGAAGTCACTAGAAATGTGTTACAGGAGCAAGGACAAGATGCCACACGTGGAGCTGGTTATATCAATGTTAATAAATTAGGAAAAGATAGATCAGAAATTAGTTAATGACTTACTTACTTGTGGATTTAGCCAATGTATTTTTTAGATCACGCCATGTGACCAATGGAGACGTGTCGGAGAAGATAGGCATGGCTCTGCACATCACTTTAAACGGTGTTAGAAAAGTTTGGAAAGACTTTCGTGGAGATCACGTGGTATTTTGTTTGGAAGGACGCAGTTGGCGCAAAGATTTTTACGCACCCTACAAACGCAACAGAAGTGATGCACGTGCAGCACTCACTGCCAAAGAAAAAGAAGAAGAGACAGTATTTTGGGAAACTTTCGATAATTTTAAAGAATTTATACAGAACAAAACCAATTGCACAGTGTTACAAAATCCAAGATTGGAAGCAGATGATTTAATATCTGCTTGGATACAAGCTCATCCCAAAGATCAGCATGTGATCATCAGCACAGACAGTGATTTTGCTCAACTGATTGCTCCTAATGTGAAGCAATTCAATGGCGTTTCAGAAGTAACCATCACTCATGAAGGGTACTTTGATCAAAAAGGCAATGCTGTGAAAGACAACAAAACAGGCGAAAACAAAACAGCACCTGAACCAGAATGGCAATTGTTTGAAAAATGTGTGCGTGGAGACAGCACAGACAACATATTTTCTGCATTTCCAGGAGTGAGAACCAAAGGCACCAAGACCAAAGTGGGTCTGCGTGAAGCATATGAAGATAGAAAGAACAAAGGATTCAATTGGAACAACATGATGTTACAGAGATGGATGGATCACGAAGGTGTGGAACACAGAGTGTTGGATGATTACAATAGGAACGTGATACTGTGTGATTTACGAGCACAACCAGATGAAATTAAACAGATTATGTCTGCAACTGTGGCACAAGCAGCCCAACCCAAAGCAGTGGAACAAGTGGGAATCAAATTGATTAAATTTTGTGCCAAATGGGACATGCAAAGAATTGTGGACCAAGCACAGAGTTATGCAGAACCATTGAATGCCAAATATAAAATTAAAGAGGAGGTCACAGCATGACAGTGATTGCTAAACCCATATTGGACGGCAAATTTTGGATACTGGAATCTGAAGGTATCAAGTTGGGCACACTGTGTCGTCAAGAAGATCACAGATATATGTTCAGTTGTGCCACTGGTACAAAAATGTTTGACACTGAACAACAATTGCGACAAGAATTCCAAGGTGATTGGTTGTGGGGTAATACCACTGTGACTGTTACTCAAGAATCCATTGCAGACATCAACACAGTGTATGGATATCCCACCAAGTTTGAACCTTGTAATCCAGTGTTTGACGTGCAGAAGAAATTGCCATTGTTCACCAAAAGTAAAAAATCCAAATCACTGTATTGTGCTGGATATTACATTATTAAATTTGAAAAAGGGTGGGTCAAAAGTTTCTGTCCCAAACTGCTCACCATAGACAGATATCCCAACAAAGGACCATTCAAAACATTGCTGGAAATGAAACAAGAACTCAGCAGTGCCAACAAACAGGAAGGACACACCTCAAATGAGTAATGCACCCATCAACACAGCACCTTTGCAACAATTGATACAACAGATCAAAGTGGCTGATCAAAGCAACCAAAAAGAAGTGCGAATCGATATCACCACTGCCAAAAATGTGGCTTACACACTGGGCATTGTGATGAGTAGATTGGCAGGCAATTATGAAGAACTGTTGACCAAAAAAGACAAAGAAGAAACCATACAGATACAGATGGATGGGGGCAAACTGTGAGCATTACTGACAAAGAAATAGAGCAGATAGCCAGTACCAATCTACCCAACAATCATTTTAATCCTTACATGACTGCTCCTGAATACTTCCAAGAAGAGGGCGAAAACATGTGGATTAGATTCAAATTAAAGGCGTTTTTTCCCTTGCTTGGCATCAGTTTGATGTCTACAATTGCACTGGTGTGTGTGCTGCTATACACCTTGTTTTAGCATAAATTTTGTGGTGTCCGCACCACTGTACCAAAAAAATATCTTACCAAAAGACATAAATATACGTGCTTAACTCAGTTCACAAGGAAAACATGAGTAGACCCAAGCCCACAGTTCTTTTGGAGAACGTTAATAAAAAAGACTACAAATCCGAACAAGTTTTGGATGCAGAAGCCATCTGGGCAGTGTTTTACAAGAACAAACCATTCAATCTTAAATCATCCAACATGACCACCAATTATCCTGGTCCCAAATACAAGAAGGTTTCTTTTTCCAATCCAGGACATGCATTCAATCTTGCCAAGAAACTCAACACTCTTTTCAATGTGCAGGATTTCACAGTGATCAAACTCACACAAGGTGAAACAGTCACCGAAAAATAATGGACTGGAAAACCACCTACACTAAAATATTCCTCCAGCAGGCCAACATAAGCATCACGGAAACTACCATAAAGGAATACCTACCCGTTTGGTGGCGCAACAGCCGTGTGAAAGATGAAGGAGGATTGAGGCTCACTGAAGAAGGTTTGAAGTTTGTGCAGGATCGCCTGCAACTGCACACCTATGATGTGCCTTTTCCACAGGAATTCACCATCACCACACAGGTGTTGATATTTTTAGACAAGTTTATAGACTGTCCATACTATTTGGCCGCTGATGGCATCATTGTGACCAATGAGAAAAAGGCCATGGAACTTCACTTATTTTCAGGTGACATACGCAAATATGGTTTGATCAAAGCCATGGCTAGACCATTAGAATCTTAAATTATCCACAATTTACAAGTGTTTTTAAACTGTTGAATCTGAACACTTTTTTCTTTCAAAAAAGTTTGACTTATTATTCTTCAGATGCTATTATGTAATAACAATAAGGCACTGAAACAAACTAAAAAAAGGAGTACATTATGGCAAAGTCAGACAAAGACAGTCTAGCAGTAAGGCAGATTAGTCCCAACAACGCAAAGAGAAGCATCACACACGCAATCAACAAACAACGTCCTATATTTTTATGGGGAGCACCTGGTATTGGTAAATCCGATATAGTGCATCAGATTGCAGACAGCATAGATGCCAAAGTGATTGATATCAGATTAAGTTTATGGGAACCCACAGATATCAAAGGAATTCCCTATTATAATGCAAAAGAAAACAATATGATTTGGGCCTCTCCCAGTGAACTGCCTACAGAAGCAATGTCTAAAAATCATAAAAAAATTATACTATTTTTGGATGAAATGAATTCAGCCGCTCCATCAGTACAAGCGGCAGCATATCAATTGATTCTCAATAGAAGAGTGGGCACATACAAACTGCCTGACAATGTGGTGATTATTGCCGCTGGTAATAGAGAAGCGGACAGAGGTATCACATACAGAATGCCTGCACCGCTGGCCAATAGATTCATACACATTGAAATGAAAGTGGATTTTGAGGATTGGTTTCAATGGGCTGTGCAACACAACATACACAAAGATGTGGTGGGATTTTTGACATTCAGCAAAAAAGATTTATACGATTTTGAGCCCAAGAGTTCAGGCAGATCATTTGCAACTCCTAGATCTTGGACATTCGTCAGCGAATTACTTGGTGACGAAATAGACGAAAGTACCACAGCCGACCTAGTAAGCGGTGCTGTGGGTGAAGGGCTCGCAGTAAAATTCATGGCTCATAGGAAAGTAGCTAAGGACCTACCAAATCCATCTGACATCCTGTCAGGGAAGGTAGAAAAAATGAAGACCAAAGAAATCAGTGCCATGTATTCCTTGACGGTCTCCCTTTGCTACGAACTGAAAGACGCATGTGATAAGAAAGATAAGAAGTTTAATGACAAGGTCAATAAGTTTCTTAGATTTTCTATGGATAACTTCGACACTGAAATAGTGGTGATGGGCATTAAACTTGCACTCACACAGTATCAGTTGCCAATTGATCCAGACAGTATCAAATGTTTCGATGAGTTCCATGAGAAGTACGGCAAGTATGTGATTGCCGCACAAAAGGTTACTCCAAAAGAGTAACCATATTGGGGCACCCTTAGGGTGCCCTAATTTCATTAAATGATTATGAACACAAAACAACAAGAAAAATTAAACAAAATACAACAAGAAGTGTTGGATAAAATTATTGTGGCAAGAGTAGGATTGTTGTTGAGACATCCTTTCTTTGGCAACATGGCCACTAGATTGGGCATTCAAGAATGTGATGAATGGTGTCCCACAGCAGCCACTGATGGCAGAAATCTTTATTACAACACCAAGTTTTTCAGTAAACTTTCTTCAAGAGAAATTGAATTTGTGATAGCACATGAAATACTGCACTGTGTGT